CTACTCCATTATCATCAGTGGCTACGTTAAGCAGGCCTGCCAAGCAAATGAGCTTTAAGTACTGGTCAAGTTGTATGGTATCATCAATGTTAATGTACCTTATCAGTATTACATCAAATGCTGATACACTGATTGTTGATGTACCGTTAAACTGCTCCAAGAGGTTCTCTAGGACCCCTGCAAGTGAAGAAGGGTTCGACGTTGACGTTCCATACTCCCATGACCCCTTAGGCATCGTGGTGGCCTTTACTAGCTCTAGATACGGCTTAGCTTCAAATGCTATTACGTCACTTTGACTATCGGTATTGGTACTACGTCCTGAGAAGGTCTGAGCCTCAAACCAAGTTTCTCCATTATCATCTGATACTCCTGCCCCTAAGGTAAGAGGTAAGCCCCTGTTTGAGTACTTGCTGGATCTGGCTTTGTGAACTATAGAACTGAAATAGACGTCTACCTCTCCTACGCTGGACCTGACCGTTCTAGCCACCTTATAACTGCACTCGGTCCAGTAAGCACTCCTAGCTCCTAGAGCAAGGCTGTTTGGATCGTTAAGAGTAAAGTCTCCTTTCCTGAATACTAAGGTATTCCAAAATCCAGGCTGGACCGCATTAAGTGCTTTGTTAAAGTCTATGCTGAAGTTAGTTACCCCATCATCTGAAAAGAATTGTAACTTACTGGCAACCTGATCAAGGTTAGTAGTATCCTCTACGTATATATCCATATGAATATAATCATCTTCATCTGAGAGGATAATCCTTGCTGGATCAATCTGGTTAGTTACCCCGTCAAAGATTGCCAGGTTGGTCCGTGGATCCAGGATACGCTCATCAGTACCTGCTGTGGTGGTTGCTGTGATCAATCTACTTACGCCTCCAATATACGGGTTGGCCTGAGACAGATCGCTTGCTGTCCATTCTTCATAAGCAAGCCCTGCTGATAGGGTCCTGCCTAGCACATCTGCTAAGTCTACTGAGGCTGTATGGTCTGAAATACCATAGAAGTCCTTCATACTGCTTTGAATATAGTAAGAGTCAACTATAGAACTAGTATCAGCCATTTGGATATTCGTATCATCTTCCATTGTAATTGTAAACAAATGGTCACCTATACCTGCACTCCATACTGATCCATTCCATCTCTTTCTCATACCGTCGGGGTACTGATCTGGGTAAAAGAAGTTATAAGTAGTAAATAGCCAATGAGTACCTACGTTGTTGGCAATAAACACTCTAACGTTAGTAAGCTTGCCACTGCCTATGGTTAAAAAGCTCTGAGCACTCAGCACTATACCACTTGCATCCTTACATACTAGCCAATACAAGGTTGCTCCTGCAAGGTCAAAGCCACTAAGCCCTGAGACTGTCATTTGCTTGACCGTGACACTCGGTATAGGCATTGTAACCGTTCCTGTACCAAGGACCGTTGCACTAGGGTTACCTGCATTGTTGGTTCTGATCTCATACGTATAGAAAGCTGAGGTTGAGTCACTTAACCGCTCTAAGGTAGAGGGGCTGGTACCAATTACTGCCTTGTTGCCTACAAGGATCGTACCTGCTGGGTTTAGGTCCGTCTCGTATAACGGTGCTATTGACTTTACCTGCTTGTTAAAGTTATCTATTGTACTTGCCATATCATATAGCCTTAGCTACAATGCTAAAGCTGTAAAGTGAGTTAAGCTGGATAGAGCTGGGACCCATGACTATATAACAAAACTGGTCCAGGACCATGACTCCACCTACCTGATACTGGACCCTTAGATCGGTACCTGCAAAGATATACTGTACCACCTTCTCATACTCAAACCGTTCAAGCTTATCAAATGAGAAAGCCCAATCAAACTTGAGAGGTCCAAGCTTCTGGACATTAAGGTTATTCTGGGGGGTCTCCCATTCGGTTATGGTCACCCGTGGTTGCTTAGTTGGTTCGCCACTGACTGAGGGCATTGTTTCATTGTTTATTCTGAGCATAATATAATATTAGTTAGTTAGTTACAAATCCCTCCTTAATTGCTATCCCTTTCGTCTGTCTATAGAAGGCTGTGATACTTGCTTTGTCAATTAGAGTGCCATAGAAGTTCTGGACCCCTCCTGATTGCTCCTGTGAGCCTTCTGAGAGCATTTGCTGGAGCTCTGAGCTGTTAAAGACTGTACCACTGCTCCTAGGCACAAAAAGCTCTGTAGTGTCGTTTATAGTGCCATCACGGTTTTCTCCAACTAAGTGGGGCATTCCTCCAGTTGCTGGACCGCCCTTATAGAGTGGCTTGACATCTGGTAGTCTCCAACCTGGTCTTACTGCCTCTGGTAATAGGTCCATGGTAGAGTTGATCTTGCCAAATCCCATATTAAGGTTGATGAGCAATGCATTGACTGCTCCCTTAATAATACCACCAAGAGCCTCCGCAATACCATTAAACATACCTAAGAAGCCCTCCTTGACCCTTTCTCCATCTCCAGTGAATATACCCATGATTACATCAATGAACCCTCCTACGAACTTCAAGAAGCCTGTAAATACTGTAATAGCCGTGTCAATTGCGTTCCCAATTAAAGAAGCAAAACCAAGAAGCACGGGGGTTACTAATGGTAGTAAGAAGTTGAATAGCTCAAAGACTTTCTCTAGTGCTGGGAATAGTGCTGGAATTACATCATCTGCAATCCGCTGGATCAGTGGTGCAATTATCCCAATTACGTGTGGAATTACCTCTCCCATTATATCAAAGGCCGTCTTAGCAACCTCTCCAACCTTCTCAAAGAGCCCTGGTAAGTGGGGCATTATAGCACTGCCAAGGTTACCTAATGCAACCAAGAGAGGGTCCAGTGTAACCATCATACTCTCAAACATTCCAGGTAGCTGAGGTAGGACCGTGCTTGCTAGGTTGAGTAGAGCATCAATGAAGGGCTGTAAAAATAGCATTATATTAGCAAAGATCCCTGGTGCATCAGCACTCAGCTGAGTCAAGAACCCTCCAACCTGCTCTCTGATCTGCATAAGCAATAGGATCAGTGGATCGTCCTGAGTAAGTCCAAATATGCTCTCGCTAAACTCTCCTTTGAATATAAGATCCGCAACCTTGCCTAGCTCTATCATTACGTCGGTAACCCCTCCAACCCCTGTCTTCAGTAGATCCAGTAGACCTGTGTTACTTGCTATGCCTCCTAGGATAATATTAACGTTATCCGCAAAGGTGGACAATAGACCTGTTAGGGTCCCTGAGGTTGCCTCCATGCCTCCATCAAACTTGTCCTCTATTATACCTACAATCGCTCCATAGGTCTCCTCTACTGAGTTAACCACTGATCCATCTTTGGCAAATGTAATACCTGCCTGTCTAAGCTCATCAAAGTTGACTACCCCTCTTTCCACCAATTGCTTAACATTCTCCAAACTCTTTGACTGGCTTAGTTGTCCAATGATCAATGAAAGGTCTCCAAAACTGGACCCTGAAATCGCGGCCGCATTACCAACGGTTGTAAGTAGTTTTTCGGTCCTGATCCCAAATCCTTGCAAGGTAATATCAGCTTTCTTAACATCCGCAAATCTAAAAGGTGTTTTAGAAGAAAATTGCAATATCTCCTCAATCCTCTTAGTTGCTAGCTCTTTACTCTTTAAGAGCACTCCATACTGTATAGTTGCTGTCTCTACTGTATCAGCACTGCTTATAGCTTGCTTACTAAGATTTAATAAGCCTGTGGCTAAGCCCGTGACTGCGTTAGCCGCAATGTTACCAAGAGCTACTGTTGCAATGTTACCAATACTAAAGAAAGAGGTCTTTAAGCCTCCTTCGGTTTTCTTAGCTTGCGTGCCTAAATCACCAAGAGATCCTCTGGCTCTGGATAAGCCTTTTTCAAATGATTTGGTATTGGCCTCTACGTCTACGTATACTGCTCCTGCTGATAGTGCTGTCATTCTGTGGGTGTTAATAGGTTGTTATTAGTATGAGCTAGTAAGAAGCCTACAAAGTTTGAGGATCGTCCTGAACCATTGTAACCTATTCTATTCTCATATTTTTTAGCTATCTTATTCGCGCGTCCTCCCTTTCCTTTTTCTATAAGAACCCCATACTGCTGGACATTGATCAAGTTGAGTACCTCGCCCCGTCTATCATTCTCTAGGTATCTAACTATTCGGTTTAGAGTGAGGTAATCAAACTGTTCTATGTATTCCATGCTCCACCCCGTTCTAGTAGCTATAAGCATAGCCATCTCAAATAGGTTGACCTCTGAGGGGGTTATTTTCGAGGTCGAGGTACTAAAGGGTTTGTGCTGTATCCAAGTAATGCTCCTAGCAACTCAAATATCTCTGAGTAAGTAAGTGCTAATTCTGGTGCTGTTTCATTGTATACATCATCTTTGGTCAACTCTGAGTACTCTATAATCAAGTCCCCGAACTTGCCCATTGCTTTGAGTGTGTCTAAGTTGCCTAAGCCCGCTTTGTTCTCCTGGTATGCTAGAAGCTCTTTCGTTGTTTCGTGTGCTTTTGAAGCTGGCAAGAGATAGAGATCAATCTCAACCTCTCTGATAGTATATTTTGCTTTTGGTCTGGTTGTGAATAATGACATATATTTTATTAGTTTATTAGTTTAGCTTGCGGCTGGTACTACTCCTGAGCCCCACTGCCATACTCGGTTACCATTTGTCTTTGTCTTATCGTAAAGACCTGCAAATGTTACTTCTGGTGCTACTGGTTCGCTAGGTGAGAATAGAAAGCTCATTTCTGTGCTAGGTCTTGCCTTGTGGATCCTGAAAGCCCATAGGTTAGCTACTGTGTCACCAAGAGGCTCTCCAGTTGATTCGTCTACAAAGTGTGGATAGATAGTAAGAGGCTTTGTTGGAATAACAAACCCTGCCTCACGTCCACCGCTAAGCACTCCAACTGTTGCTGTTTCGTCATCAGTTGCTACTGTTGCTTTTGCTGATCCCATAGCCTGTACTAAGATATGCTTATCAAGCTCTCTAAATGTACATACTACTTCAACTGTATCTCCTGAGCTAAATGTTTTTTCTGGGGTTGCCCCGCTTTCTGCTGTAAACACGTCAACTATATTGCCGTTTACACTTACAGTAATACCGTCTTCTGAGAGTCTTCCAACTTCTTCAAGCCCCCAATAGACTGTACCTCCTGCTAATTTAATGTTTTGTACTGAACTCGCCATATATATATATAGACCTTACGTCTTGTACTAAGAGTATATAGTGCTGATAGTATTGTCAATGTACATAGTGCTAAATGTTGCGAACCATAGACCGTTGCGATTATCATCAGTTTCTAGCCTTTGTGGCTGGACCGTGCATTGTACGTATCTAAAGCTTACGGGGGTCCCTAGGGTTGCCAAATGACCTGACTTATTATTGAGCAACTTAGCTAGGTACTCAATGTCAATGGTAGCCTGCCCGTTATTAGGGTTCATAAGCTGGACCATGAAGTTTCTAATGGTCCAATCCTGCTGAGCTTCAATCCCATTACTGGATCGGTCCAAGAGTGCTAGGTACTTTGGTGCTGGTCTATAAGCATTCTTAAAATAAGTGTAATCTGAAAAGGCTGAATCAGCTTTTATGTATGTTAGTATATCGTCTAAGTAGTAGTTCATAATTTGAGGTTATTTTTTAGTATCTTTGACGTTAGTTTGTTAACTGGCAAGGTAGTTGCTGGATCCTGTAAGAAGAAGGCTGATCTGCCCCTCTGAAAGTTAAACCCTGGTGAGTAGTGCAATTTAGCCGCATAGGGGGTATTATAGCCTACCCTGGTCCTGGACCGTGTCTGATCTATAAAGCCTGAGGCTCTGAGCCTTCCAGTATCAAGTGGGACCAATTGCCTAGCCTTAGCTAATAGGTCCTTAGCCAATGCAAGCTCTACCTGCTCTTTAGTAGCTTGACTCCTATGGGCTAGCCTTTGTAAGTTGGCCATTGCTTCGTCTAATCCTCTAAGCTTCATCGGTCTTATATACTTCTAATACATAGAATAAAACCTTGCCCTTGCCATCAACCTTAGCTCGTTGGTTCCATACTACATAATTCTTTGTCTTATACTCTACCACATCATCTGACTTGATTGGGGTCATTACCTGGACCTTGCCATGAAGTTGCTTAATTGTACCATCTGCCTCCTGGTTCGTATAATCTTTCTCAACAAATCTGCACTTAAGAACTACGGGGCTGGTATAAGAGCTGTCTCCATTCTCATCATATCCTGAAAGGGGCTTCCATGTTAGGGTTTGCTTAAGTAGGTGTTTCATATTATCTTTTGCTATACTTTCTTAATAGGGTCCTAGCAATTGGAGATAGGATCCGTGACTGTGAGGTCAAGCTGTCTACTGATCCAAGACTGTATCGGTAATTCTCCCCGATTGACTCTGAGACTTTACCACTAGAGTCAAAGACTCCGCCTGCTTCTTCGCTCTGGTCTATGATATACTTTACTTGCCACATGGTAGCTTCTCTAATGTCATTTGGAAGTAGCTTATAGACCTTACCGCCCTGGACGTGAGTATCCATAGCTCTAGGGAATTTGCCCATTTGGTAGAGCCTGAAATCAACTTCTCCAGTGATTGTACCCTTGACCGTGAGCGTTTGACCCGTGGACCCTGTAACTGGATAGACTGATCCATCACTGAGCAACTCCACTACACAATAACGGTATAGGTTCGCATTCTGGGGCGTTCCACCAATAGTTACGGTACTTACACCTGCACTGCTTGAAAACGTCTCTGTGTGGACACTAGAGCCTACAATGGACTGTGCAAGGCTATTACCTAGCTCTGAATAGACAACTGAGTCAATTATGCTCTCAGCTGTGTTAATTAAAGACTCGGTGACGGTATAATCGCTCCCTATCTTAGCTGTGGTTTGTGCTATAGTGGTGTACTGTCGATTGGACATATAATATTTAATACTTTTGCTAATTCCTTGACTGTATTTTCATAAGTAAAGGTCCTATGGACATACTGTGATGCTTTTAGTCCACGTTGGCAAGCCTTAGTTCTATTCTCATAGACTTGTCTCATTTGAGCCTGTAAACTAGCCTGATCTGGCTTATACCATACCCCTGTGTTTCTCCATTGTCGGTCCAAGCTTTTATCGGCTACTGCGTCAATACTGGACCGTTCTGGATGAGCAAGGTTGATCTTAGGTATTAGTGGCTCTATATTAGCTGGTTCCTCGGTAGTGCTTACCCAATAGAAATCATCCGTCTCAAAGCTAAGGTGGGCATGGGCCTTAGTTAGGATCACGGGCATTCCACTTGCTGAGGCTTCAATCGGTGGCAAGCTGAACCCTTCACCTTTACTAGGGAATACAAAGCAATCATGACCATACAGTAGCTCCAGTTGCTCCTTACGGGTCATGAGGCTAGCTATAAGCTTGATATTCCTCCCTGCTTGCTGGTTCATGTATTGACCATACCTGAAAAACTTATCCTCCCAACCTGGCAAGGTCTTTACAACAAACTCCACATTCTCATCTGGTCCAAACTCGGCTAGGAAAGCGTCAAGGTATTCTGGAAAGCCCTTTCTTTGATTACCACCGTTGTACGTTAAGAACCTGAATTTGCCTTTAGGAGGGGTCCGTTTCTTTGTTGGAAAGTCTGACATGTTAATGCCAAGAGGTACTACGTAAATATCCTTATTAGGTAACTGCTTTTGGTACTGGTCCTTATTCCACTGGCAAGGTACTATGATTGCATCAGCACTCTCAAGGCTCTTTACATATGGAGCTGGTAGCTCTGAGGTCTCCCACATCGTAAAGGCTACCATTTTGGTATTGGGCTTCAAGTCATGGTCTCTAAGGTAACGGAAAGGGACCTCTGGCATTTGATAGACCAATGCTATATCCTGCCCATTGTACTTATCCTCGAACCTTAAGCCTGCCATAGGTGCATGTTTCTGCATCTCCATTGCGGATCCTCCATAGCCGTCCATGGATAAAGGTGAACTCCAGTATGGAAAGTGTATTGACCTGCTGGGTCCAGTATATCCTTGATTGAGCCTGGTATGGGAATAATCTTCTTCTGGGGTTGGTGCAAGGTATCCTTCTAAACCGATTAGATCTTTGTACGTCTCATCTGATACTGACCATATTCTACCCGCCTTATTTTTTATCATCATACTTCAATCAAGCACAAAAAAAGCATACCCGTCAAGGTATGCTCCAGTTGGTTGCTTTAGGTTAACCTATGCAATTCCACCTCTTACGAGAGTGACTGCATTTGGCTGGTATACCTCAGTACCCCAAAGAATATCCCAAGAGACGAGAGTTCGTTTCTTGATCATATCATAGCCACGAGTGTATCGCAAAGCCCAACCTGTGGACTCATCAATAGCTGTAAATTGATCTACTCCTACTGCATCATCAGCTAATGCACGAGTTGCGATTAGTGCTGAGTCACTAGACATTGCAATCATAACTGATCCAGTAGTTCCACTGACTGAGTCATCTGCTACGTTAAGTGGTAGATAGATAGAAGGGACAATCTCCATTCCAAGAGTTGGTAGGATCATTCCACTAGAAGTGATTTCATCACCACGGTTAGTTGCGGCTTTGACATCAGCATCCTTGATAAGATCACGGTATCCTGCTGGTGTAACAATGAGAGTTAGAGGTGTTCCTGAAGATACTCCATTAACTGTCATTCTTTCTTGAATTGCTGTAAGTGTATTGAAGTTAAGAGCTGTTCCTGGTGTACCAAGTTCTGCATCTGCTCCAATCTCAACTGAGTTAGCAATTAACTTAAGAGCTTGAGTCTCCAATGCTCTAGTTAAAGAGTTAGCTTGTCCCATAGAATAGTTAGCAAGCTGTGCATCGTTAAGAATTGTACGGTCAAAGTCAAAGACTGAGGATCCAGTGTGAGTGAGGTAAGCAAGCTTTACGTCAACCTTAGCAATTGTAGGTGTTGCAAAAGTGTAGTCATCACCAAGATCTTGAGTCTCAGCTGTGAATACTGCTTCTTTTGTCAAAGTGATAGTGTCACCTTGAGCGTAAGTAAAAGCGGCTTGATCAATGAAATCAGTGTCATTCTTAGTAAGAGAGCGAATTACTCGGTTACCATGAAGTCTTTCGATTATTGCTCCCGCTACGATTTTAGTGTTAAGGGCATCAAATGCCGTTGAAGGTGTAGTTGGTGTCATATTAAAATGTTAATGATTAAATGTTATATTTTAGGGTTGTTACGGCGTTCCTGCAAAATATCTGCAAAGTT